CTTCGTGCCATCTTGTGCCTACAACGCAGGCGAAACCATTCGGGAAAAGTCGGGGCCGGATCGTGCCCGTCCAAGACGTCCATACACTCTCGCGACTAGCTACCGAGTGAGCGTCATCATACGACTTATGGAGATCGTCCATTAGGGCGCCATTAGCTCGCCGTCCGGTGATCGAACCACCGAGGCCGGCGGACAACATTCCCCCGCCCATTGTCGTCTTCCAGTCGTCTGCGGCGGTCGAGTCGCCCTTCAAACGGACGCGCAGAAGATGGCTATTCTGTTCTATGGTCTCTCGTACGAACTTTCCGTGGTCGACGGCCAACGAGGCGCCATAACTGGCGCCGATCAAGCGGTGTGAGGGCCACAGGTCCAAATACCAAGCCGGGAACGTGCGCAGAATAGCCGTGCTCTTGCTGTGACCTGGGGGCAACGACACGGTGAGTCGCTTGATGCGCCCGACGGCCATCAACACCAACACCTGGCTGACGAGGCGCAGGTGGGCGGGCCATGTCAGCTCGTGGATCTTGCGGGCGAAGCCGGCCGGGCTCACCCTCCACGCGTCAGCCGGGCCGATCGCCCGGGCCGGCATCCTATTCGACCAGCGGCAGCCGGAACCGGGCTCCGGCAGGCACCTCGATCTCGTTGCCGATCAGGTCGTACACCGGGCCGACCACCAGACTGCCGTCCTCGAGGGCCTCGACCTGGACTTGGACGTCCTCGGGCGCATTGGAGTGGCCCTCCAGCGAGGTGGGGACGACGACCATCAGGCCTCGGAGCTTTCGACGTCGACCACCGTCGGCGTGGCTGCCGGCGTTTCGGCTTCCTCCAACGCGAGCGCGAACTCTTCGCCTCTCAACGCCACCTGCGGGTTGGCGGCGAGCACGCTGGCGATCCGGTCCTGGACGAGCGACTCGCCGGCGGACGTCACATCGACCGCTTTCTGCTCCCGCCAGTGCGCGAAGCGGCGGCCGAGGACCTGCAGGGCGAGCTCAGGCTTGTTCGCTACTCCAGTGCGGACGATCGTGGCGAGCTCGACCTCGAAGTTCCCGGCGCTGAACTCCAGCTGCATCGCGAAGTCGACGTACACCCGCTCGCCCACGTCGAGGTCCATGCGGTCGCCGACGCCGTCGCTGGCGTGAGCGAGCGCGTCAGCGGCGAACATGCGGCCCATCTCCCGCCACCGCTGGACGGTCCCGTAGTCGACCTTCGCGTAGGCCGCAGCCGAGCCCAGGCCGGCGCCCGTACGCAGCGCCAAGAGCAGCCGAGGGACCGTCCACGTCGGCAGCGGCTTCGTCGGGCTGGTCTCCTCCTTCCACTCGCCCGTGTCCGGGTCGTAGCCGTCAAGGATCTTCAGCCGCGACCGCTTCTTGAACCCAGCTTCCGTCCCTTCAAGAACCGTCACCGTGTCACACCTCCTCCACGCCTACTTCTTCTCGATCTTCGCCTCGCGGCCCATCGACGCGAGCTGGCCGGCGAGCTCCTTCGCGTCCTCTTCCGACTCGGCGACCACCGACACCACGAACTTCGTCGCCGCGGTGCGAAGCGGCTTCGTCGCCTCCTGCATCATCGCGTCCAAATCGTCGCCGTCGAACCCGGTGCCGGCCAGACCGTCCTCGGTCATGGCCAGCGACTGCAGCAGGTTCACGAGGATCGACTCGTCGTTCCGGCCCTTCCGGGTCGTCTCGTTGTCGACCAACAAGATGCGGGCCGCCTGCTCGTCGTCGACGTCGAGCCACACCACCGGCACCTCGGTCATACCCAACTGGCGGGCCGCGACCAGCCGATGGTTGCCGGCGACCACCGTCCTCGTGGAACGCTGCACGTACAGCACACCATAGAACCCATGGAAGGAAATGGATTCTGCGACGGCTCCTGCGTCGCCCTCGTTGGGGTTGTTCGGGTGCAGCACCAGGTCGTCCACAGGGACCATTTCGTGTTCGCCGTTGAGGATCGAAGGGGGGCTCACGGTCATCTCCTTGCCTAGCGGACCTAGAACACCTCGAGAAGCGGCATGAACGCCTCCGCCCACGCCACACCCACCTGCGCGCCGCGGAGCTCGGCCAACGACCGGATGGCCCGATCGGAGCGAATGCCGTACGGGTCGCCTCGCTGGCTCTCGTGACAGGCCATCGCCGCGACCTTCGCGTCGATATCCTCCGAGGCGAGACGCACGAACAGGCGGGCCTGGAAAGCGTCGCCCGTCGTCCACTGGTCGGCTGCGTGCTCGTACGCAAGGACGCAGCGAGGCCGGAAGCGGACCTCTTCGACCAGCGGCCGAGCCGCGGACAAGGCGATCGCCGAGACCGCTCGATGGTCTTGATGGTGAGCGCCGGCGAACGGCACGAGCACTACGTCCGGCTCGATTTGGTCAAGGATGTTGTTAAGCTCGTCAATCGCTGGGCGCGAGTCGTTCAAAGACGACCGGAACACGTGCAGGTCGATCCCGCCGAGAGCGGCACAAGCCCGGTCGAGCTCCGCGAGGCGCTGCGGGCCTTTGCCGGTGAACAGCACCACCGTGGCCTTCGACCCCTCGCGGCTCGACCGGGCCAGAAGTCCTCCACAGCCGAGCGTCTCGTCGTCGGCGTGCGGGGCGAGGACGAGCACCTGATTCCAGGGGAGCATCACTCCCCCTCGAACGGGGCCGGCACGGCCACCTTGGTCGCCTCGACTCGGTGCGCATTGGCGAACTGCAGCTGTTCGATGACGTCGGCGTCGAGCTGCTCGCCGGCCAGCAGCCCGAGGAACCCGAGGTCCTTCGAAATGCATTTACCACCGAAACCCATGTAGCCACCCGACCAGGGGCGGGCGTGGGACAGGTGGATGCGCTGATCCATGGCGATCACCGAGCACAGCTCCGAGTAGGTCCGATCGTCGCCAGCCGCCTCGTACAGCACGTTGAACAACCACACCTTCGTGGCATACATACTGTTTACGCCGATCTTCGCCAACGTCGAAGCGCGGGCGTCAACGACGATCGACGGGACCGGCCACCGCTGGCCGCACAGCTCGCGCATCCTGCGATCACCGCGGGCGAGGTCGCCGTCCATCACACCGAGCACGACCTTGTCAGGGTTGGCGGCGTCGGCCGAGGCCGACCCTTCGGTAAGCCACTCTGGCCAGTGCGCCACCCACGCACTGGGGAAACGCTCGGCAAGCTGAACGATGGCCTCGGGCAGCACGGTCGAGCGGACCAGGATCTCCTGAGGGCCGAACAGGTCGAGCTCCTCGAAGCAATCGATCCAGCCGTCAGCGCACGGCGTACAAACGATCGCCGTGCGAACAGGCTGCGACATGGTCGAGGCGTCAAACCCAGCGGCGGGGTCGTAGGCGTGGTGCAGGCAGTCGAGCACACTGGCCGTGGCCCGGCCGACCACCCCGAACCCAATCACTACGACTTCATCGTGCTTGGCTTGTGACATCACCGCGATCATACTGACGCATGACCTCCGTGTGTGTCACCCAGCCGACCCTCTGGCCTCACGTCCACCTTCTCGCCCGAGCGCTCAGCGTCGACGATCTCATCCTCCTGACCTCAGCCCAGTTCTCGCGACGTACCAAGGTCGGGGACAACACGTTTTCGACCAGGCAGAACTCGTGCCGGATCGTCAGCCCCAACGGCCCGCTCGCGCTCGTCGTCCCGATCCGAGGAAGCGACCGCAAACCGATCATCGAAACCATCGTCGCGAACGACGGCTGGCAGGTCAGACACCTTCGCTCGATCGAGCTGGCGCTCGGACGAGCGCCCTACTTCGACGAGATCTACCCGGACGTCGAGCGCATCCTGCAGGCAGCGGCCGAAGTGCCGAACCTTGGCAGCCTCACGAGTGCCACATGGACGTGGGCCCTCGGGCGCCTATCCGGCCGCGAAGACTCGTTCCCTCTAAACCGGCAGATCTGCGAACTGGAGACGGCCCGCATCAGCCCACTACGCCACATCTTCCACGACACAGACCTGTGCTACGACAGGACCGGCGACGGCTCCGACTGGATGCTACAGCTGGCCAAAGCAAGGCAGGCGGACGTGTACGTCGCCGGCGCCACCGCAGCCGAGCAGTACCTAGACCGGGAAGCTTTCGCGGCGGCCGGGATAAGAGTCGAGGTGCACAGGGCGCTGTTCGAGCCGTGGCCGCAGCGGGCGAAGGTCGACTCGTTCGAGTCGGACGTGTCGATCCTCGACCTGGCCGCGAACGTGGGCTGGGACCAAGCCCGAGAGCGGCTACTGCACTCCCTGACATAAACGAAGAGGCCGGCGTCCACGTAAGGACGCCGGCCTCCGATTTCCAGGAGGTGCAGGAACTACTCGCCTTCGGAGGTGCCGACCTCGCCGTCGGACTGTTCCTCGGTGTCGGGCTTCGCGTCCTCTTCCGTCTGGCCTTCCTGCTGTTCCTGTTCGTCCGTGCCCGTGTCGCTCACGCGATCACTCCCTTTCTTCATCGGGCTGCCGCCTTGACAGCCGAGACTTGGTGTTGCCTTCGACGGCGACGACAGCGAGGAACCCGCGGATGCGGCTCTCGCCGGGAACGCCGATCTGCTGAACCCACGGCTCGATCCGCTCGCCCCGAAGCAACGTCAGCGGCCCGTCGCCCAAGACCGGGCCCAACGGGGAACCGAAACGAACGACTGCCGCGGGCAGGCTAGCCGCCGGCGCGCTCACCGCCTGAACGGTCGAGTAGTTCACGCCCGCCACCAGATGCGCCCTCTCGAGATCCTCGTCGGAAGCGGCACAGTCGAACTCCCAGGCCACCTCGACCCGCACCGCGTAGAGGCCGTCCCGCGCGATGGCGGCAACGCCCGACGACAACACCGCCACCGCCTCCGGCATCCGCTCGAACGAGGCGAACCACGAACGCGGGGCCGTCAACTTCGGGCTGGCAGGCCGGGCTCCTCGGAGCCGCCCGCTGAAACCGAACGTCGCCCGATTCGTGACAACGTCGGCCATCAGAGATCGTTCGGGCCGAAGAGGCGTCCAGCGGTCGACTGCGACCTGCCCGCGGGGGTCACCTTGGCTCGGCTCCCCTGCTTGGCGAACACGGCCTCGTCGGCGACGTCGTAATGCTCCTTGTACGGGTCGGCGCCGAGCTCGGCCTCGCCGACCAGCAAGCCGGCTTCCTGCTCGAAGTGCTCATCGCCGCGGCCCATGGCCCGCCCTCGCTGCGTGTGCATGTCCAACGCGTAGTCGGGGATCTCGAACCGCTGTTCCTTCGACCCGTAGGCAGCCCAGATGGCGTGATCGACCCGCCGGCTCTTCGGGGCCCGAGCCAACGCCATCGCCGCGTGGACGACGAACAGCCGCTCCGGATAGTTCGTGTTCCCCCGCGCTATCGCAGCATCCCAGCTCGCCTTCAACGCCCCGATCACCGCCGGCCCCTCCACCCAGGCGACGCCCACGTCCTCCGACATGATCACCTGCAACCGGTTCCAACAGTACGACCCGAAGCCGGACTGGTCGAGCTCGGCCGCCCACCACACCGCCTGCTCCTCATCCGACCGACGGATGGACTTCTGCAGGGCGGACGTCACCTCGCCGACGAGGTAGCCGCGGATCGTGCGCTGCGAGAAGAAAGTCGACATGTACTCCCCATCTGAGCATTTGGTAGAAGGCCTTACGGATAAGTGTACCAGGCAGCGGGACAACAGCTATTCGTCCGGCCACCTCTCAGGTGCTGGCAGGATGGCGTCTTCGTCACACACGGGCAGCCTCCAAGACAGTGCGCAAGGTGCCGACGACCCGGTCGACGTCACTGGGCACCATGCCTGGGTGCAGGGGCAGGCTCACCAGTCGACGGTACAGGGCCTCTGCGGCCGGCAGCTGGCGGTGCTGCCGGAAGGTGGGGCTGGCGTACTCGGTCAGCAGGTGCAGCGGCGTGAAGTGGACGTTCAGGCTCACTCCGAGCTTGCCAACTCGGTCGATCACCTCGTCTCGGGAGATCGGCAGGTCGGCCGGCAGCAAGACCTGATACAGGTGCCAGGCGTCGGCAGACTCGCGGACGTCCCACTCCGCGATCGACACGACTGTCGGCAGCTCTCGCCGAAGCTGGCCGGTGTAGCACTGGGCCATAATCCCTCGACTCCACTGCAGCTCGGCCAGCCGTCGCAGTTGGACGAGACCGATGGCTGCTGCCGGGTCGGTCATGTTCCCCTTGAACCCGGGGGCCACGACGTCGAAGAACCAGCTCCCGCCGCGGTGGCGGTCGAAGGCGTCGCGGCTCATGCCGTGCAGTACCCACGGTCGCGCTCGAGCGAGCTGCTGGGGCGGACCGGTGAGCATTCCGCCCTCGCCGGTCGTCAAGTTCTTCGTGGCGTAGAACGAGAAGGCCGTCATTCGCCGCCAGTGGCGCTCGTTGGCGGTCCAGGCGCCTACCAGGCGCCCATCCTGTCGGCGCGCGGGGAGGGCGTGAGCGGCGTCCTCGACGACCCACAGATGGTGCAGTTCGGCGATCTCCTCAATCTCGGGCATTCGGCACACCCGGCCCCCCATGTGGACGGGCATGACCGCCGCCGGCTGGCGCTGTTGGCGCAACGTCTCCAAGATCGCTTCCTGCAGCGAACTTGGGTCCATCCCAAGGTGCTCGTCGACGTCGACGAGCACCGGGCGCGCCCCGAACCAGCGGACGACGTTCGCCGTGGCCGGGAACGTGATCGCCGGCACGTACACGTCGTGGCCAGCATGCAGGTCGAGCGAGCCGAGGGCCACAGCGAGGGCAACCGTGCCGCTGCCAGTGGCGACGGCCTCCGGCGCGTCCACGTACTTAGCGAAGGCGGCTTCGAACTCCTTCACCTTCGGGCCGGCCGACAACCAACCCGACCGCATCGCATCAGCCGCAGCCTCGATCTCCTCCTCGCCGATCGACGGCACACAGAACGGGAGCTTGGTCACGGCCTCCATGCTGGTTCCTCCGTCCACATCGACACTCAACTTTCTCATCCGGCCCATGGACAACTAACTGTCCTCGTCCATTCATGCTGAGGGCGGGCTCGCCCGGTGCGAGTCTTCTTGCCGATGACGTCGCCGAAGTAGCGGCGCAGCATCAGGTAGTCGTGCTTCTCTGTATCGAGCGTCCGGACGGTGGCCATGCCACCGGGATTGCGGAACGTGACCGGCGGCCCGTTCGGCGTGTACCGCGTGTCGATCCACGCATAGCGGTGGCGGTAGAGGTTCAGGGCTGTCAGCCAGAAATCTTCGGACGACCTGATGTCGGAGTTGAACGTCAGGCCGCTGCCCTCGAGGAGGCCGATAGCGCCGGCAACAAGAGATGTGAGCTTGAACGGCTTCGGGTCCTCGTAGTTGCGGATGTCGCCGTCGCCGTAGCCGAACAGGTACTTGCCCTGCATCGCGGTCTCCCACGCGGTGCGGTGGAAGACGGCGATAGCCTCGTCCTTGTCGAGGCGGCACTGCGGTTCGCCGGCGACGTGCTCGTTGTGGTCGACGCGGTCGAGGTCGTCGTCGAGGATCAGCATAGAACCGAACGTCTCGTACATCCACCCGCACTTGCGGCTCATGTCGCCCTCGGGCAGCGGGTATTCGACGTACGTCAAGTCGGGCTGGGCAGCGCGGTAGACATCAATCTGGTCGGGTGGGACGACGACGACGAAGTCGGCCGGGTGCAACATCTTGGCCACCAACACCCGGCCAGGTCGACCGTAGCTTGGCACCACGACCGTGAGATCGGGCTCCGGCGTCACGTCCGGCTCGAGCAAGATCACTCGTCACCATGCTGAAGCACATCATTCGCCACAACTATGGCGTCTTCGTCATCCACGTCCTCCAGGAACTGCTCGGTGATGCTGTCGGCCAGAACATAGACGTCGTAGGCGGACATACCCCGCCACAGCCGAGCTTCGTGCGTGAGCCGAGCATCATCGAGGTGGTCACAAGCCCACGCATGTCGCTTGTTCATCGAGTCGAGCAGCGCGTCGCGCATCATCTCGAACAGCGGGTTTTCGTCAGCCTGGGTGTATCCGTCGCTCATACAATCGGTTCTCCTCGTGCGATGGCCGCGTTCAACGCCTTCTTCAAGTCGGCCACGGTCAACACCCGAGATCGGCCGACGCGGTCCGCCTTGTACGACTTCATGGCCCGCACGCTCATCGTCTCGTTCAACCAGGCGGCGTCCATCTCGTTCGTGCTGACGATCACGACGTAGCTGTAGCCCTCCATCGGGCGAGCAACGATCTCGAAGACGGGCGGCGCCTCTGCCTCGGTCACGTCGGTGAGCAACCGTTCGAGCATCTTGTCGTCCACACCGGGGAGCGAGCTGGCCTTGTCGCCCAACTCGCGCAGCAGCACGTCGAGCTGACGTTGGTCCCACTTGGCGCGATCCGCGACGAGGTTGTCGGCGAGGGCTCGGCGGACGGCTTTCTCGTCGTCGTCGTCGACGTAGGTGACGCCGATCGTCTTCCAGCCCAACGCCTTGGCGGCGAGCAGCATGTGGTTGCCGACCAGCACCCGGTTCGTGCCAGCCTGAACGACCGCTGGTCTGTGCTGCCCGAACTCGATGAGCGCTTCGATCATGGCGTCGACGTCCCCGCGGCGGGCGTTCTTGTCGTCGGGCACAAGCTCCTCGACCGGAACCTCGACCACAGCCATCGACGCTGACGCCTTGGGCTTCCTAGGTGCAGCCATCGCACTCCTTCACGTCGAGGCGGGCGACGAAATGTTCCACGTCGATCCGGTACAAGACGTCGCGACGTTCCTCGCCGCCCAGACGCCGCTTGTAGGCGATCAGGCCGTCCTCGACGTCACCGGTGCTCGCAGCACCGCCGACATGTACGACCGAGGCTCCGCCGACGCCAGCGCGAGCGATGACCGACCAGTCGGCCACCTTCAATGGAGACATGTGACGGTGCTCGGGCGCGCATGTGGCGGTCATCACTTCGAGGGTGCCTGCGTGTTGGACGACGATCTGCCCGGCCGCGAACTCGCCTTCGACGGTGACCACTTCGATCCACACGTCGAGACGACCATCAGCCGCCAACTTGCGCGCCTGGTCGACGGCATCCGTGTTGATGCCGAACTGCTGGGCGTAGGAGGCGTTGAACGCCTCCTTGATGTCATCGGGCATCAGGTCGTTGATCAGCCACGCGCCACTCCGATAGCCGGCCCGTTGGGCGCGGGTCACGTCGCGGCGCACCGAAGGGTGCAGCGCATCCCACATCGTCTTGGTGTCACGGGCGAGCGGGATGACGATCGTCGGGCCGAGGTCGACCGGCGAGCCCTCGATCACCGGGTGGGATTCGGTGGGGCACCACCGCAGGTCGCACCTCTTGATCCCCAACTCAAGCAGCTTCGACATGACCCGTTGGAACCCGACCATCTGGCTGTAAGCATCACCCCAGGCGATCGGCCCGCCATATCCGAGGCTGGCCGCACGCTCGCCGTCCACGGCGAGCGGCACGATCACCCCACCACGTCGGTCGGTCGCTCGAACACAGATCGCCAGGGACGCGAACGCGCGATACCACGACGGCGTCTGATGCGGATGCCGAGCCCACGGCCACTCCTCGACGATCGAGACGATCACGCTTGCCTCGCCCGGTCAGCCACGGTCGGGCTCCTCGAAGACGTGCCATGTGGTCCAACCGACGTGGACGGTACCGACGTAGCGCCAGCCGACGGGCACGTCCTCCCCGGTGGCGAAAACAGCGAACGTGCGCGTCGTCAGCCGCGCCGAGGTGTTGACCTCCGCCCACAGGACCGGGCGGTCGTTCTGCTCGTGGACATGGAGCACGGTGGCGACGATTGGCATCTCAACCTGTTGTGGTCCGGCGGCCAACAGGAGCGGGTACTTGTAGACACGCCTAGCCGCCCGCTCGTCAGTAGTCATCGTCGCCTTCCTCGTCGGGTGTGCGCGGGTCGAGCTGTTCGATCTCCTCGACGATGGCGGACGCCAAACCATTGACAGCCTTACGCCACTCGCGATAGCGGCGCAGCTCGGCCTCCCGCGCCTGGTCCTGCTCAGCGATGACCTGCAGGCCGGCGCCGATGGTCTCCAGGTCGGTGAGCAGGTCATCGACGGTCGGATGGTCGGGGTGCGCTCCCAGGTCTCCAGTCAGGCGCAGGTAGCGGCTGCTGCCCAAGTACGGCATGGCCTTCGCGGCGGCCCGCGCTCGGGCATGTTCCTCGGGTGCCAGCGCGTCGGACTGCACGACGCGGGTGTTGCGCTCCAGGTAGCGGACCACCGTGTCGGCGGCGGCCTCGGCGCACGTGTCGCAGCCCCCGCCCCGCTTGGCGTGGGTGTGGCGCTCACCGAGGGCCAGGCGTGCGCCTATGGCCGCCACCAGCTCGGCCTGTAGCTCGTCGCCTACCGGCAGGTTCACAGTCGGGTCAGGACGGTGCTCCCGCTGCTTGGGCGGCGGCATGTAGTCCCACACGCTGGGCCTCGCCCGCTGGGCGCTCATCACGCTTTACTCGCGTTGGGGCGGGCGGAGTAGGCGTGTGGCGACGCCTCGTTCTTAGGCCACAGCCCGGATGCCGTCCTCTGCCGGGACGAACCCGACTTCACCCAGCTCCGGCTTGCCAGCACGTTTAGGGAACATGCCCTTGTACCTGGCTGTGGTCTCCGCCCGCCGACCCCTGATGGTACGCATAGCGGGCGCACTTGGCCAACCGATTTCGATGCCATCCTCACGTTCCCTTGTAGTTGAGGATCTGCGACAGCGTGTGTCGCACCTCGACGAGATCGGCCTGGTCTGCCATCACCTGGTCGATGTCCTTGTACGAGTCGGGGTGCTCGTCGAGCAGGCCATTGGCGTCGTGGTTCCACGCCTTGCCCTCCATGACGGCATCTAGCGACTCGGGGGTGAGTGTCCGACGAGCCTGGCCGCGGCTCATGCGCCGGCCGGCTCCGTGCGAACAGGAGTTGTAAGACGCCGAGCTGCCTTTGCCACTGACGATGTACGACCGAGTCCCCATCGAGCCGGGGATGACACCGAGGTCGCCGTCGGCCGCCTTGATCGCCCCCTTGCGGGTGATCCACAAGTTCTTGCCGTGGTGGTGCTCGAGCTGGGTGAAGTTGTGGTGGCAGTTGATCCGGTCGAGTTCGACGGCGACGGCGACATCGAGGAAGTCCTTGAGGCTGGCGAGGACGGCGTCCATCATCGTCTCGCGGTTGCCCATGGCGTACGCCTGGCACCACAGCATGTCGGTGATGTAGGCGTCGAACTCCGGGGTGCCCTCGGACAGGTAGGCGAGGTCGGGGTCCTCGAGGTCGAGGAAGTACGTCTTCATCAGGCCCTTGGCCTTGTCGATGTGGATGCGGGCGAGCTCGTTGCCGATGCCGCGGCTGCCGGAGTGGAGGACGACCCACACGACGTCGCGTTCGTCCAGACACACCTCGACGAAGTGGTTGCCGGAGCCGAGGGTGCCGAACTGCAGAGCCGCCCGCTTGGCCTGCTTCTCGTTCATGAGCGTGGCGGGCCCGATGTCGCGCGGCCAGTGCCGACCTCCGTCGGCGAGACCAACGGCGGGGTCGTGTGCCTGGCCGAGGCCGGCAGGCACGGCCTCGCGGATGAGGTTGTGCAGCGGGCCGAGGTTGTCGGGCAGTGAACGCGACGTGAGCCGGGTCTCGACGGCGATCATGCCGCAGCCGATGTCCACACCTACCGCGGCGGGGATGATTGCGCCGCGGGTAGGGATCACCGAGCCGACAGTGGCTCCGATCCCGAAGTGGGCGTCAGGCATCAGCGCGATATGCCCTTCGACGAATGGAAGTCGACTCGCCCGGTCCGCCTGCTCGATCGTGTTCGGATCAACCTCCGACGCCCACGACAACAGCTTCGGCGAGATCTCCTGAGGGCTCATGGTTCACTCCTTCGCACGGTCACGACTTCACTCCTACCACGAGCCAAGACAACGGCATCGGGTCGAAGTTTCGTCGCGAGTCGAAGACCTCGACTCGCTGATCGTCGGCGACATGCAGGCCTTGCACGCGCCACGACACGAGGCCAGCCATGCGCCGCAACGTTGGGTTGATGGCGGCCTCGTCGAGACCGCTCCACGGCGCGTCCGGCGGGTGCCACAGCTCGACGTCTTGGAACGGGGAGTCGAGGTTCCACAGGGCTACGACCATGCGTCCGCCGGGGGCGACGAGGCGCCACAGGTCGACGACCGCGTCGGAGGCTCGCTCGGCGACGTGGAGCACCTCGAGGCAGGTGACGAGATCGAAGCGGCCGGGCTTGAGGTAGCGGAGGTCGTCGAGTTCGAGGACGTCGAAGTCGCATCCTGGCCACCTCTGGCGGGCATCGAAGACGAGTTCGGGGGTGGCGTCGACGCCGTAGGCCAGGTCGGCGCCCAACGTGTGCAGCAGGGCGGTGAACTGGCCGCGGCCGCAGCCGACGTCGAGCACACGACGCCCTTGGACTTCGCCGGCGAGCTTCAACGCGGCGAACCACGTCTCCATCTGCTGGCGGGCTGTCGAGAAGTCGAGCGTGTCGCAGCCCTGGCGTGCGACCTGGGCGTAGTAGTCCGTCCAGTGGGCGGTCATTTCTTGTCGAACCAGATGTTGCTGCCGTAGCTGATCGTCAGCTCCTCGCCGGGGACGATCAGGCGGCGGGCGACGAACGGCAGGAACCGCGTCCCGGGCTGGGGGACGTACACGCAGTTGGGGTCGTCGGCGTGGTTGTAGAACGAGCCGAAGCCGCCCATGATGACCGCCCAGCCCGGTTCGGGCACGTCCCACAGCATGTGGTGGTACAGCACGCTGTTGTCGACCGCGGGCCGGTCTTCGGGCGAGATCAAGATCAGGGGGGCGACCTCGACGATGTCACTCCGCTCGTACGTCAAGCCCGAGAAGACGCCGAGTCCACCGAGGGGCGAGCCGCGCACAATGCCGAGGTTGACGAGCGACATCGTCTTCAACGGCGGGCGGAGTTCTTCGACTTCCGAGGGTTCAATCATCTTCGCTGGCCGCCCACAGGACCACTATCGCGACACCGACGACAACGGCGAGCTTCGCGATCACGCCGAGCACGTCGTTGGGCAGCGCCAACACGGCGACGAGCGCCAGCCCCGCCAGAAAGAACGCCGCGCCGCAGCCGCAGCCTGCACCTTCAGGCTCGTCCGGCCGATCGCCGGTCACGTTTCCAGCGCCATTCGGATGCGCGTGATCACGACGTGCCCTCTGCGCACGAAGTAGTCGACGGTCACGCCGTCTTCGGCCACCCGACGCATACGCCAGAGGTTGACGAGCCACGCGTTGCGTAGTCCACTCTCGACCCGGAGGGGCTGTCGAAAGAACCCGTCGCCCAATGCCTTCACGACGCCTTCACGACGCACAGAGCCCAATCGTACGGCGGCGGGTCGTCGACGTACGACCTCAGCGAGTCGAACACCTCGATGCGCTGGTCGTCGGCCCAGTGCAAGCCCTGTACGCGGAACGTCGCGATTCCGCCAAGCGAGCGCAGCATCGGGTTCAGGCCGGCTGCGCCGATGCCGTAGTAGGGCACGCCCTCGTTCCTCCAGGTGGCCGCCGCGGCGATCGGGCTGTCGGTGTTAGTGAACACGCTGACGAGCCGCCCGCCGGGGGCGACGCGACGCCACAGCTGGCGCAGCGCGTCGCCGGTCGGAACGACGTGGAGAGCTTCGACACACCAGACGATGTTGAACAGACCGGGGGCGAACCAATCGCTCTCCGGATCGGCCAGCGAGGCGACCCGCCAGTCGACCTTCACGTCCGGCCATCGCTTCACGTTGCTGTCGATCATCGCCTGCGAGTAGTCGAAAGCGACGACGTCGGCGCCGAGCTGGGCTGCCATCACCGCCAGCTGGCCTCGGCCGCAGCCCGCGTCGAGGGCGATGGCGCCGGGCAGGTGGCCGGACAGCTTCAGCACCGAGGCGAGGATCTCCACTTGCATTCTCGATGTCGGGTAGTCGAGCGTGGCCGAGTCTTCGGTCGACTCGATCACCTCATCGTAGTAGCTGGACCAAAAGGCCATCCGTTCGGCGTCGGTCTGGTTCATCATCGGCCGGCTCTATGGGCTCGGCCCTCGGCGAGTTCGGCCACACCTTCAGCGACTTCGTTCCAGTCGCCTCGGAAACGGACAGCACGATCGTCGATGTAGGCGACCGCGGCAGGCTTCTGGCAGGTTACGTCGTCGACCCAGTTCATCAGGCCGTACTTGGCGAGCCATGCGCGCGTGCCCGCCATCCCCTCTTCGTGATCGCACCGCGCGGAGAACACGACCACTCGGTAGCCGTTCTCGATAAGGCGACCGAGGAACTCCCTGGCCCCTTCCACGGGCTCTTCGTCGGCCGGAACCGATCCGACCCAGCCCTCGGTGTAAGGGTGCAGCACCCCGTCGAAGTCCACAGCGACCGTGCGAGCCAATGCAGCAAACCAACCTTTCTGTTCCTCGGGCGTCGAGAACCGACGTGCGTCGAACGCTGGCTCCATCACGAGCCGACCACCGCGTCGTACAGGGCCATGGCCCACCGCACATCGCCCTCGGCCGTGTGCTTCGGGAACCGCTCGGGGTCGACACCGCACGCGCGGGACAGCTCTTCGGACTCGAACGGCAGGCCGATAGCCTTGATCGCCGCGTCGAGCGCCCGGAGTTCAGCCGATGAAAGCGGACCGGCAACGGACTTCGATGCTTGCGCCCGACGTCCGTGGAGCCATCCCCACGCGAGCTGTTCGACGTCGATCAGATGGTAGTTCCAGCCCGGGCAGCCGCCGTGCTTGCGGAGCAGCGGCGCGAGGAACGACGCGTCGAACGACGGGACCGCGCCGACGAGCTGCGCGCCGTGCGTCAACGTGGCGAAGGTGCGGGCGAAGTCGGCCGGGTCGCTCCATGACCCGTCTTCGGTGGCTTGCTTGGCCCGCGACCGGTAGCCGGGCGCCCGCTCATAGAACCCGCCGATCGTCAGCGCGACCGGATCGGCGCGGCCGAGGTCGACCGGCAGGAACCAGTGGCGCTCGACGTCGGGCGGCGCCTTGCCCTCGGCATCGGGGAGAGTGCGTACGACGAGGTACACCTCCCACACCTCATGGCCCAGGTGCGGGTACAGGCCCGTGCTTTCGATGTCACAGAAGGCGAGACGCGTCAATGAAGTCCTCTCTATCATTCAGAACTCCGGTTCCGGGTCGAGCGTGCGGACAGTGATCGTGAACCGCGGGCGGTAAACCGGGCGGCGCAACCAGAAGATGGCGCTGGCCTCTCGTCCGTCACATTCTTCGAACTGGAAGAGTGACGAGTCGTCGTACAGCACCTTCGTGACCATGCCGGCGACGTAGGCGTCGCAGGCGATGACTTCGGCGGAGCGGTCGTCGAGAACCTCGTGCTCGGCCAGCCAACTCCGCGCGAACCTATCTCGGGTTGCTGGATCACTCAAGTCGTACTCGCCCGTGACGACCAAGAACAGCAGATCGTCGAGATCCTTGATCAGTTCGGCGTCTGTTGCCACTCGGGCTCCTTGTTCATCAGGCGGTAGCGGTAATCGACGACTTCCTTGGCCCGATCGACGAGCACCGGGACCTCTTCGTCGCTTTCGACCAGCATGGCCCACACGAGGTCGTTCCTGGTCATGGCGACGACGAGGTCGTGTGCGAGCGCAGCCCACTGGCGGGCGGTGAGAGCCACGTTCTTCTTCTTGGCGTCGGCGACGTACTCGTCCTGCACGAGCTCGAACTGGGCGGGGTCGAAGAGCGTCTGCTCGCGCATCTCGTTCTTCAACCGCTCGGTGAGCTTCCACAACTCGTCGAGGTTCAGGTTCTCCTGGCCGATCGTCTTCAACACGGCCCGCTGCCGGTCGGAGTCGAGGCCGACGAGGGCCTCGCCGATCGTGTGGCGAAGCTGGCCGGAAGCGATCAGGTCTTGCACCTCTGGGGCGAGTTTCAGCAGGTCGAGACGCCATCTGATCGTCGCGGGCGGCACACCGCAGGCAGCGGAGATCGAGTCGACCGTCTCTCCGAACTCGCGGATCCGCTGCTCGTAGGCTCTGGCCTCCTCGATCGGGTTCAGGTCGACCCTGGCCTTGTTCTCGGCCAGCTGCTCCATCTTCGCGTCGCGGGCGTCCTTGTCGACCACGATCGCCCGGATCTGGGGCAGCCCGAGCAGCTTGTGGGCCCGCCAGCGCCGCTCGCCGGCAACCAGCCAATAGCCGCCGGCGTCTCGAGGGCGGACGCGGATGGCCTGTACGAGCCCGACCTTCTCGATCGAGCCGGCCAACGCCATCAGAGCGTCCTCGTTGAACTGCTTGCGGTCGTTGTCCTCCGGCTCGATCGAGTCGACCGGCAGCTCGACCTCGTGAGTGGAGTGAAGTGCCATGACCTCATTGTACCAGGAGTCAGGACAATCAACGGGCGGCCGTCAGGGCGGCGAGCCCGGCTTCAAGGGAGATCTGCGGCTTCCAGTCCAGCATCTGTTCCGCGGCTCGAACGTCGAGAGCAACCCGTCCGTCGAGGGGTTCGGCGGCTTTCATCTCGAACGGAGCACCCAACATCAGTGCAACCTCGCTGACGGCCGTAGCCACACCGGTGGCGACGTGAACGTCCAGCGAGCCGTCGAACTCGGCGGCTGCGATCATGGCGCCAACGACGTCAGTTACGTGTACGAAGTCGCGCCACGACTCCAAGAGCCTAAACGTCTGACCGAGACGTCGAGCCGCGAGCAGGTCCTGGACGATGTTGCTGCCGCCGGGACCGTAGACGTTGCCCAGGTACAGCACTGCTGCTTGAGGACCGCTCGACCAGAGAGTCAGGCTCAACAGCAACTCGCCCGCAGCGTTCTTGCTTATCCCGTAAGGCGTGAGCGGACGCCGTGGCGAAGACTTCTGGATGCGGCCGTCGAACGTGTCCCACGTGTGCGGCGGGCCGTACACCATCCACGTCGACGGGAACACGATCTTGCGCACCCCGGTCCGAACGCAGGCATCCCACACCCGGGCGGTGGCCGTGACGTTCAGGTCGATCGTATGGACCGGCCGAGCGAACGACTGGCCTACGTCGCCCTGAGCGGCCAGGTGAAACACGACCTCGGGCTTGAACTGCCTGAACGCAGGCAGCAGGCTGTCCGGGTTGCACACGTCGAGCACGCCACACGAGCCGCCGACTGGCCAGAACTTCGCCTCCAGGTCGCCAACCATCACGTCGTGCCCCCGAGCGTCGAGCTCTACGGCGAGGTGGCGACCGATGAACCCGTTGCCGCCGGTGATCAACGCTCGCACTCGTCGCCTCCCTCGTAGGCAGCCTGCTCCAAGAACTCCTGGGGCACCGCGCCCGCCAACACGACCCGCACCTGCGCGGCGATCGACCGCTGCTCCCTCTTGGCCCACAAGCGGAGGGCTTCGTGGAGCTTCGGGTCGAGGCGGACGATGAGCTGATCAGCCATCGCCGTCGTACCGCCAGGTCATCACCGCGCAATCATAACGCTCGCGTTCCCCCTGTCACGTCTTTCGCCTATGGGCGGCGGCAACCCCGCGAGGCGTCCGTCCCCTCGCGGGTGGGACAGAGGTAAACAGCCGCCGCAAGGCGTCCGCTGCCGTTGACCTTCCCGGGTGCGAAGAGACGGGTGGTGCTGGCCGCTCAGGCCACGGGTACGCCGACTCACCACACGCCCGAAGGCGCGCCCCTGCTGCCTTTCTTCGGTGGCCTCAGACCGTGGGTGGCCAGCCGGTGTGACATTCCCACCAAAATCTTTAGCTCGAATGTCACACCATGCTGGAACCGTCGACGGGCGGTGAGGCAGTGGCCGCGGTCGCGCGTGCGCGTGCACCCGTTGCGGAACGGGCTCCTGGGCCTCCTGCAGTTCCTCACTCGGTTCGACGGTCGCCCGAGCTCGAAGCTCGGTCCCAGTTCGCGTACGGGGACCCTCCTCACTGCCGGCGATCCGCTGTTGCTGTCGTCGGGCCCTGCCCGGGCTCTGGCGTCGGGGCGCGCTCGAAGAAGCTCTCCAGCGAAGGGGGCTTTCCTCGGGCGGCGCGGCGCGCTACAGTGGCCCTAGGCGACTCCTGTCTTGGCAGATCTCGGGGACGCTCATCTTCTGACAGCCACCGGGTCCTATGCCGGTGGCTGTTTCGCGTTGCACGCCACGATCGTCGCGCACTGTGGCGGTGGGCGCCAGAACTACACGCCCGTAGTTTTCACCGGGATGGGGATAAGCCTGGGGATAAGCTCGGGCGGTGGCGGCGCCCCTCGAACCTCGGCGCCGACGGAGCAGGGCGCAGGTAGAGCTCCTAGACGTTCCGCCTCCTCGAGGCACGTTCTTCGTCCTCGGCCTGTTGGGCACCGTCCTCAACGGCATGGCAGGCGGGGCGGTGTGGGGCCTCGTCCTCGTCTCCACCCGCTCGGCCGACCAGGTCGACACCGTCGTCGAAGGCCCGGCCGGGATCGGAGCCCTCTCGATCGTCGCCTACCGCCTCATCGACGCCGTCCTGGCCTACATCCTGCGGGTCTTCACGTGGACGATCCCCCAAGATCGGGCTGGTCGCCCCCGCGAGCTTCCTCAGGGCACGTTCGTGGTGCTATCCGTGATCGGCCTGGGGCTGATAGCCATCGCCGGCCTGGCCGTCTACGGGGTCGTGGCCACAACCGTCATGTCGTTGGACGCCACCGGCTCCGGTTCGGGCGGGACGAACGCCCCCGCCGGCCTGGGCGGCCTGTCGATCGTCGCCTACCGCCTCATCGAAGCGGTGCTCACCTTCGGAGACCGAGTGTTCCGCTGGTCCCGCGGAGGCGAACATCCGCCGGGGCTGGACGGTACACTCGGCTGATGGCCTACCCGGCTATCCCGCTCCACAAGGCCGAGAGGGTCGGGGGCTACCCGCAGGCGACGGTCATGTGGGACGGAGACTGCATAGGCGGCTCGAAGCTCCACGTCGGCCGGGTCGCCTACGCCGAGGGCTACGAAGGCGACGACATTCCGGCCGGCTGGCAGGACGTCCACCCGGACGCGTGCGAGCGTTGCGGCGTCGCGTTCGATCCCGAGGCGGCACCCGACCACCGCCATGCGGGCAGTGTGCAGTGGCTTTGGAACACGCCGAGCGGCAAGCTCGAGCCCGGCTGCGCGTGGGTCGTCGAGCCAGGCGAAGAGCACCGCGACGACGGCACCTGCTACCTCGGCAACTGGACGAACTGCGACGGCCGCCACCACCAAGTCGTGCTCCCCAACGGCCACCAGTGGACGATCGACGGCCGGGCCCGCAACTGTGGCCTGCCCGACGACACCGAACACCGATGCTGGGTGTTCGAGGGCGACAACGACGACCCGTCCACCTGGCACGTCTCCAAGGACGGACGCACCTGCGCGGCCGGGGCCGGCTCGATATCAGCCGACGGCTACCATGGGTTCATTCGCCGAGGGGTCCTCACAGCAGGATGAACCGGCAGCTTCGGCGAGTCCGTCGGCGCGTGTTGCGACTGTTCGGGCGTCTCGAGAGGCCCGCAGCGTGGCTGCTGCTCGTCGGCGGCATGATCACCTTCATCGCTGTCGCCCTCGACCTCATCCGCACCGGGAACGCCAAGTGGGCCACGCTGCTGATCGCGGCCGACCTCATCGTCAGCGGCTTCTCGGCCGTGCAGGAAGCAGAAAGCGACGACTAGCTCCCCTGGAGGGAATCGCATGGACACGACGCCGATCTTGCTGAAGGGCGGGCAGTCGACCCTCGACCCGCGATTGGACCGCGTCCGCCAAGTCGACATTCGGTCGCTCGCCTACCCGATTCGTGCTGCGCTGCCCAAGGAGGCGAAGCAGTACGGGCCGCGCAGCTACACCTACCACCTCGACCTGCGACTCAACCAAGGCCGAGAAGGAGCGTGCGTCGGCGCTGGCCTGGGCCACGACCTCGCCGCCCGCCCCGGGGTCGTGTCCGGCGTCACGATGGACTGGTGCCGGGAGAACGTCTACTGGCCCGCCCAACGGCAGGACGAGTGGGAAGGCGGAGCATTCCCCGGAGCCAACCCTCAATACGAAGGCACGTCAGTCCTGGCCGGCTTCAAGGTCGTCCGCGACCTGCAGCTCATAGACGGCTTCCGCTGGGCGCTCACCTTCGACGACCTCGTCCTCGGAGTCGGCTACTGGGGTCCCGCGGTCATCGGCGTCGACTGGTACGAGGGCATGTTCGCTCCCGACGCCGACGGGTTCATCCACCCGGTCGGCCGCATCTCCGGTGGCCATTGCGTGTGCGTCGTCGCCGTCAAGATCGTCAAGGCCCCCGACGGTTCGGTCGACTATCTACGCTCCTACTTCACCGTCCAGAACAGCTGGAGCGCCGGGTGGGGAGTCGACGGGCGGTGCCGAATCACGTTCGCCGAGTTGCTCAAGTTGTGGCCTGGCGGGGACTTCGGTTTTGGCGTCAATCGGCGCAAGGCCACGGTCGCCTAGCACCGCTTGCCCTCGACGGTGGCCCGACCTCTTAGAGTGGGCCTCCCAACCGGCCACCCCGTCGAACGACGGGAACTGCTCGCCGCAGGCCACGCACTCGTAAGGCGTCTCGCCGCCCTCGACATTCTTGCGAGAAAGCCGCGGCCGCTTCCGGCCGGACCCTGGTCCGAGGCCGAGCTTGGCGCGCACCTCGGGCGGGAGGTCGTCGGCGTTGACCGGCACGATCAGTCCTTGTACGGCTTGCGCTCGTCGTGGCTGGCCACCTCGCCGGCGATCCTGGCCTCGAGCAGCGCGATGTCGTCGAGCAGCTTCTTCTTCTGCAGGGTCGTCGCGGTCGGCTCGTCCTCCACCTCCGGGCCCAACAGCGCCAGCTGGGCCCGGAGGAGGCCAAGGCGTTGCGAGTCCGAGCCCACCACGATGATCTACCCTCCGCTGTCCTGGAGCTCGGGGAGAGCCCGATGTTCGGGCAAGCCGACACACCACTGCAACGTGAGCTTCCAGCCGTCCACTGACCGAAAGACCACACCGTCTTCTTCCTTCGACCAATTGCCGGACGCCTGCGACGCTATGGCATCCAGCAGACTGTCCGTAGTAGCGGCGTCGGCGATGACGTCGACCGTCTGGTCGTGCCCGAAGCGCGCGGCCTGCCGCCTTCCCGAGGTACGGGTCAACGGCTGGCCAACGAGAACGACCTCGGTCAGCTCGATCTGGACAGCCTCGACCCGAACGAGCGCCGTCCCGCCACGCGGCGTGGACACCTCGGCCAGGTCCCCCGGGCGGACCTCTCCGGCCGGGACCGAGCGGCGGAACAATGCGTCTCTCATGGGGTCGCCGGCGGGGGCGCCGAACCCTCAACGACGGTCACATCGAGCGTGTCGCCCACCTCGACGACGATGCCCTCGAACGCCTTCGCCTTCACGTCTTCGGGTCGGACCAGCAGATAGCCGATCTGCAGCTTCCCGTCCCGCACCTTGTGACGCAGGCGGGCTTCGACGCTGATCGGCTCCGATCCGACATACGGCCGCACCCGGATCGTGAACTTCTCCGGGATGTCGATCGTCCCGCCGTGGCCAGCCTTGGCGTCGACGTCCTCCTCGAAGACGTACTGGCGGACGCCGTTGGCGAGGCGACCGGCCTGCTTGAACCGGCCCGACAGGGACGCTTCGAACGTCTGAGCGAGCTCCAACATCGTGGCCGCCGCCGGTTCGACGATGTCGGGGAGGCCTTCTTCGATGAGTTCCGCGAAAGCCTCCTGGTCCTTCAGGCCCTGGTTGTCGAACCAGTGGCGCCACTCCACGGAGGGTTCCAGCACCAGCTCGACACGATGGTCCCGCCATCCGGGCCCAGTCGGCGTGTCGTCGTTCAAGACGGCGACGAGCTGCTCCCTGGCGAAGTTGGCGTAGACGCCGTAGTCGACAGGATCGACCCGCTTGACGGCGTTGACGAAGCCGGCTGCGGACGACGCTTCGATCGTTCCCACGGCGCGGCGAGGCCGGTCGTTCTCCCGCCACGTGTCGACCATCTGCAGCGAGTACGGCCGGTCCCCGCTGCCGGGCAGGACGAAGGCGTACACCTTGCCCGGCTCAAGCTCCTTCTCCCGCAGGTGCTCCCGCTCAATCCATGCCTCGTAGGCGGCTTCAACTTCACCCTTGGCCATTGCGTGTCCTTTCCACTTCGACAGGGGTGCCGTCCGGTTGGACAACACCGAACTTGCGTTCGCCCGTTTCCGGGTCGGGGTACCAGTCGGCCCTCATCTGGTTCGGGTCATGCTTCACGGGGCTGCCGCTCCCGCTCACGAAGTAGACCGCAGCCTCCCGGTCGTGCTTCGGCACGGTCGTCTCGACCCGGTCGGTGACGACGATCGTACGGCCCTTGGGGTCGATCTCGAGGATCAACTTCAGCTGGCCTTTCTTGCCGGTGTCCTGCACCGCCTGCAGCACGGTCGCCAGCTCCTCGGCCAGCTCGATCGACGCTCGGCCGTTGCGGTGATCTTCGAGCCAAGCATGGAAGGGCACGAGTTCTTCCACGGGACGTTCGTCAGGCATGTTCTGCTCCTTGGTCGTGCAGGGCCCGGTGCAGGGCGCGGCGTTCGGGGGGGGACAGGTGAGCCACCCAGATGGGTAGCCGATGGCCGACGGGATGGTCGGCATGCAGATGGTCGGCGTCGACCGGGCCGACGTCGTGGTTCATCATGTCGAGCAGCAGCATCGCGGCGTCCTGCTTCGAGACGCTTGTCGGAGCCGTCAGGCGCAGCGACCGGGGCTGGGCGGCGGCCACCTCGCCGTACACGCCCAGCATGGCCAGCGCGACCTGGCGGGCGACCTCGGGGCGCAAGGCGACCGTGAGCACCGGCCCGCCCGTCTCGATGAACTGACACGCGACCATGACCGTCTGGCCGCTCAGCTCGTCGAGCACCGGGACGGTGCCGACGCGCGTCTCGTCCGGCAGCCAGATCTCGTCGGGGTCCTCGTCGGCCTCGGCCGGCCGGTCAGACATAGCCGAGCTCCTTCATCACCGACGAACGGACCCGCCAGACGCCGCCGATCTTGATGGCGCCCTTCAGCTCGCCTCGTTGGGCCAGCCGTTTGGCCGTCGCCGGGTGGATCTTCAGCAGCGCGGCGGCCTCTTCGATCGTCAGGAAGGCCGAGCGGTCCCACGTGTCCTTCGTGTCGTCGGCCACCGCCCCCCACGATAGATCGGAGCGATTCGGGGCGGGTGGATGCGATTCGCAGCAAGTCGCTCAGTGTTTCATCAGCCAGTCGGCGACCTGGGCGGCGGTCAACGTCCACGAGCCGTGCTGTGGGAGCTTGGCGATCACGTCGAACTTGAACTGCTGGTACAGGCCGGGCTGGAAGGACGTCTTCTCGCCCCAACACTCCGAGCACTGCTGCGTGCGGTCGGAGGGGGCGAAGGCGACCTCGCCCGTCTCGGCTCGGACGGCTGCGACGTGGCCTTCTTCGACGTAGCCGAACAGCTCGCCCGTCTCGGCCACGCGGACAGCCACCAAGGCCACGTGGCCCGCGCCTTTGCAGTGCCGGCACCAGGCTGCGCCGCCGAGATGGTCGATGAGCAGCGACCGGGCAAGGTCTGCCGGGCCGGAACCGGAATATCCCCAGGAGATGCCAGTCGGACTGTGCTTGGCGTGATGCTGCAGGAGGGCGACCAGCTCGCCGTCCTCGAGGACCTCGACCACGTGCGCCCCGCTAGCGCCGTCGCTGTGGCCTCGGTAGGCCTTCATGCTCGCACCAAGCGCACGTCGACGCCGGGCCGGTCCGGATGATGAGGGTTAGTCCGCACGCCGACCAGTTCGGCCACCCACGGAACGCCGTCGTCGAGCTCGGGCGCGAGACGCCAAGCGACTGCTCTCGGCAGGTGGCCAAGCGGCACGGCCCGCGGGTCGGGGCCGAGTTGGCAGCGCACTTCTATGGCGTTCGCGTCGACCGGGTTGTCGGGCTGTCTGACCAGCGTGACATGCGCGGGCTCGGGCTCCTCGCCCCGCCACAACGCCACGAACTGCGCTCGATCGAGGATCTCGACGTTCTCCGGGTACGCCGGCGAGCCGTCCGGCCAGGTCGCGAACGACACACCGACGACCGGCACGATCGACCCGCTCCGCAACGGCTGCTTGCGCGGGTTCGACTCAAGCCGGTCGAGCTCCCGCCGGCGGAGCGCTTCGAGACGATCGGGGTTACCCATGGCCGTGACCGTGGCTGACGCAGAACCGGCAGGTCGCCTTGCCGCACTTACTGCAGCGCCGGTCCCCAGCCGGACGATTGCATCTGAAGCACCTGGCTCCTTTGTACGCAGGCCACGGCAGAGCCAGACGGCGTTTACCCATGGCCGAACGCCGCCAGCAGCCCGTCGACTATCGCGGAGCAGCCACCCGGGTAGCGCCAGCGCCCGTTGATGCGCACCTGCTTGACCTTGCGCGAGCGGCCGGTCGTGAACGAGAAGTCGCTAGGCACGCAAATCCGGCCGAACAGGTTCTCGTGGACGAACCGCTCGTCGTGCGGGCAGTCGGTCGGCCCGCAGACGGCGTAGCTTCTCCGGTTAGCCACCGTAACCGAGGTCCACGTCGGCATCTTCGCCCTCGCCCTCGTCGTCCGTCTGGCGTGTGGGCTGGTGGCCTCCGAGCTTGGCGATCTCCCCCAGCAGCCAAGTCGCCGCGCTCGCGGTGTCGGGACGGCCCACGTTGACGCCATGCTGCTTCGCCAACGCTCGGATCACCTTCTGCTCCGTGCCGCTCAGCGCTCCGAAAGCGGACCGGACCTCTCCGAGCAGGTCGTCGGGCTCTTCGTCCTGCCCGTCGGCAGCTGGCTTCTCGGTGCTGTCCAAGTCGATCACCGGTGGTTGGGCCGCGTCGTCTTCGCCCACGTGCTCGGCCGTGGCTTTGCCGGCTTGGTCGAAGTCCGGCTCAGCCCCGTCGTCCCGGGACTCGACCGACGGGCCTATCGCCAAGGCAGACATCTCGGCCAGGCGTCTACGCCACACGATCAACGCCTTCAACTCCTGCAGATCGTCGGGATAGCCGGCACGCTTCAGCGCCCGGCCGAGCGTCATAGTCGTGAGCTTGTTCCACAGCTCGGGCGTCTTGTCGAGCGTGACCTTCTTCTTCGTCTTCCGGCCGCCTTCCTGCACCCAACGTTCGACTTCGAGGGCCTCGTTGACTGCCTTGCTGGCCGTGACGGGGGCGAGGCCAGACGCGGGGGGGAACGTGATCGTCGCCACGCAGAAGTCCTGGTCCCGACCCCATTCCTCGGGGATCTCCAGCTCGGCACCGGTTCGCAGCTCGAACTTGTGCGTCGCCCCCGGGTGGTCCTCGAGGAGCAGCGCCCAGCGGAGGCTGGGACCCGCGTAGTCGGCGCTCAGCTCGGCCATTCACAACCTGCCGTTTGGTGGAAGCCCATATAGCTCAGTGTACCAGGGGCCAGGACAGCAGTTCGGACTTGTGGACCTGAGAGTGCCAGTTTTGTGACGTTGCACAGCGTAGGCTATGGCGCATGGCAAATCCGATCAACGCAGCCACCGACCCGTTCGTCTTGGGCGACAGCACCAAAGACGGTGACGTAGTGCTCGTCCGGGCCGTCGCCTACGACGACAGCGTGCCGATCCGCGTCGGCAAGATCGCCTGGGTAACAGGCTCCAAGGTCAAAGCCCTCGTCGAAGGGTCAGTCCTTGAGTACGTGTCGGGGACGGCCACCCGCCGCCAGGCGCCAAAGAAGGTGGCCGCACCACCCCCCGCGCCCGACGAGCCGTACGACTTGAAGGGCATGCGCCACGACGAGCTCTACGCCCTCGCCCAACGCCACAGCGTGTCGGGCCGCACCAAGATGAGCGACGACCAGCTCCGCGTCGCGCTGGCCGAAGCGTTGGGCTACTCGTGACCGACTCGGTCACCGTCAAGAGCTATCTCGTCGTTCGAGCCGATGGCAGCCTGCGGATCGTCAAGAACCCCAACCTGCGACAGGACGAAGTCGCCTTTCCGCTATCGGTCACGATCCCGAAGACGTGGGGCCGCGTCCAGCCGACCCGGATCGAAGTGGCTTTGCCCGAGCCGCCGGAAGCGGTCGTCGACGTGGGCGACCCCGCTCTGCCGGTCGTCGGGGACGGCGACTGATGGGCTGCGGATGCCGCGGGCGCAAGGACCGCCGGCCGGCGCAGGCGAGAGCGAAGACCGGGGTCGCCTACACCGTCACCAGCTCCGACGGGTCCGTGTCCGAGGTCGGCTCGCTCTCCGAGGCCCGCCAAGTGGCGGGGCCGGGCGACAAGATCGGGGCGGTCCGAAAGGCGTCGGGGTAGCCTCGGTACGATGCCTGCGGCTCGGGTCGTCGTCAACCGGTCGGCCCTCTCCAACATGCTGCGAGCCCGCAACGGGCTGGTCGCCACCATAATTCTCAAGCCGCGAGTCCACCGGGTGCTCCGCCGCGCGCATCGGATCGTCCGGGCCGAGGCCTACGACACGGGACGCCTCGACCGCGGCCTCTACGGCGAAGTCGTCCAAGGCGCGCACGGCCCCGAGGGCCGGGTCGGGGGCCGCGAGGACCACACCATGTACGTGGAGAAGGGCACCGGCGTCCACGGCCCGAAACGGGCGGTGATCGTCGCCCAGCCCGGCAAGGTGTTCGTGTTCCCCGACAAGCAGACTGGGCGGCTCGTGTTCACCCGCCGGATCAAGGGCCGCAAGGCCGTTCGCATGCTCGAGCGTTCGCTCGAGGCTCTCAGATAGGAGCACAAATGACCGTCGACATCGACTTCGACGCAACCGACCCCGACGAGAAGCCCCCGATCACCTTCAAGCTCAAGGGCCTCACCTACGAGGCCGTCCCCGAAGCGCCGGGCGGGGTGCTGCTCACGTTGGCCTCGCTGCCGATGGGCAAGGATCCCGAGGCGGTGCTGAAACGCACGATGGCCGTCGCCGAGTTCCTCGACCGCGTGCTGCTCCACTCTTCAGCCGAGCAGTTCGCCGAGAACTTCAACAAGCCCGGGCCGCACACCATCAGCCTCGAAAAAGCGCTCGAGGTCATGACTCGGCTCGTGCAAGAGAAGTACGGTGGCGGGCGCCCTACGGAGCAGCAGTCGCCATCGCCCGATGGGCGGTCGACTACTGGCACGAGTTCGACGGCTACTGCTGCGACCGACGAATCGACCCTCGAACCCTCCCCCTCGGCCGCCTCCTCAACCTGATCTACTACCTCATGGTCCGAGGCGCGACGCCCGAACAGCGCCGCAAGGTCGACCAGGCTCTGCTCGTCGCCGGCCAGCAACACGCGACGCGAAGCTCGGCTGGCCGCGCCAAGACCGTCCACCGTCCTACCATCGACGAGATGTTCCGCCAATCGCAGGGCGTTCTAGCCTGGCTGCAAAGGAACTGACGTGGCCGAACAGGGCCCGATCTCGAAGGCGTTCGTGCAGATCCTGCCCGAGTCGGGCTCGTTCGAGCCGGCCCTCATCCGCCAGGTCAGCTCGGCCGTTTCCAATGCGGCCCGCACGGTCCGCGGGGTCCTCGGTCGAGCATTGGGCGATTTGGGGGCAGGCGGCGGCGCTGCCTTCGACGCGGTCAACCGCGGCGCCGAAACCGCGGCGGTGGGCGCGTCGCGGGCATTCGCGAGCGCGGCCGCGTCGGTCAACACGTCGGTCGCGGCGATGGACGACGCCGCCGGACCGACATTCGCTCACCTGGCCGCCGAAGGCGCCAGTGCCGCGACGGACATACAGCGCAGCTTCGGCGGCACGGCCGCCTTCATCTCCAACACGCTCTCCAACAGCCTCGCCAACGCCGTCACCGGGATCACCCAACGGCTCAGGCAAAGCCTCACCGAAGGAATCGTCGGCGCCGGCAGCCTCGAACAGCTCGACGTCGCCTTCACCGGCATCCTCGGGTCGGCCGAAGCGGCCGGCGAAGCCATCGACACCCTCTTCAAGTTCACGGCCGTAACGCCGTTCGAGTTCGAGCCGGTCACCGTCGCCGCCCGCCGGTTCGCCGGCCTGGGCCTCTCCATCGAAGGCGTCATCGACAACCTCACCGCGATCGGCAACGTGGCCGCGACCCTCGGCTCCAGCGGCGAGTCAATCGACAAGGTCACCATCGCCCTCGCCCGCATCCAAGGCTCGGGGCGGGCCACAGTCGGCGACCTGGAGCTAATCACCGACGCGCTGCCCGGCTTCAACGCCGCCGCCGCGATCGCCGCCGAGCTGGGCGTGTCCACCGCCGAAGCGTTCAAGAAGCTGGGCGAGGGCGGCGTCCCGGCCCGAACCGCGATCGACGGGATCATCCACGGCATGGAACGGTTCCCCGGCGCGGCGGGGGCGATGGAACGCCAAAGCCTGACCCTCATCGGCCTGTGGTCGACGTTCAAGGACACCATGCAGCTCGCCCTCATAGAAGGCGTCAACCCGCTGATCCCCGCCCTGAAGACAGGGCTCGCCGACGCTCTGCCGGTAATCGAGCGGATCATCAGCCAACTAGCGCCGGTCCTCGGCGATCTGGCCACCCGCAGCCTCCCGATGTTCCTGCGGGTCGCCGACGCCTTGCCTCCCGTCTTGGAAGGCGTCGGCAACGCCATCCTCAACATCGTCGGGGTGGCCCAGCCGTTCCTGGCGTTGATCGAAGCCCTACCCCCCGGTTTCGTCGCCGCCACCACCCAAGCGTTCGTGTTCAACCGGGTGCTCGGCCGCCTGCAGGGCACCCTCAAAGGGTACGTCCAAGCTCAGGCCGCCGCCGGGGCGCTGACGGTGTTCGGGAGGGCAGCTCAGGGCGCCTCCCGAGCCTTGGGGCCGATCGGCATAGGCGTCGCCGCGCTGTCGATCCTGTGGTCGTCCTACTCGAACCGCCAGCGGGAAGCCGAAGCCGCCGTGTCGGCCATGTCCGCCGCGATCACCGCCGACACCCAAGCATTGGGCGCCAACACAGGCGCCATCGACGAGAACATCGCAGCACGAGGCGAGCAGATCGGCGCGGCCATCGAGCAGAGGCTGGGCTCGAAGCACATCGCCACGCTGACCCGGTTCGGTCTGACAGCCGAAGACGTCGGCGCGGCCATCGGCGGCACCGACGAAGACGTCCTCGAGCTGATCCGCAGCATGACCACCTTCGCAGACGGGCTCGGCGAGGGCGGAAATCGCGCCGTCAAATACTCGAAGAGCATCGAAGACCTCAAGGACGGTCTGCGAGACGCGACCGACGAGATCGAGCACGAAGGTCTTGTCAAGGCGCTGATCGCTCTCCACGAGGAGTACGAGAGAGGCAGAGTCGACGCCGAGAACCGAGCGAAGTTCCAAGGCGACGACGCGGAGGCCACCAAGAACGCGGCCGCCGCCGCCGAAGAGCAGACCGCGATCTCCGCCCAGCAGACCGCGGCCCTCAACGCGGTCAAAGACGCAGTGCAGACAGTGACCGCCGCCCAAGAAGCCCACGCCAAGGTCGCCGCCGAAGTCGCTGGCGAGATAGCCGACGCGAACGACACTGCGACAAAAGCGATCGCGTCGGCGAACGAGCAGCTCCGCGTCGACCTGTTCCGAATCGACCGCCAACTCGAAGGCGCCATGCGAGGCGTCGTCGACTCGTTCGTCTCGCAGATCCCGTCGATGGCCGCGTCGGTGCGAACAGCGATCGGCGCGATCGACACGGAGGCGGGCGACGAGTTCGACCTGCCGACCGTCACCGCGAAGATGCAGGAACAGCTCGCCAAGATCGACGGGTTCTACAAGACCGTGGCCGACTTGAGCGCCCGCGGCCTCGAAGACTCGGTGCGGGTCCTGCTCGAACAGGGCCCAGAAGCCGCCGGCGCGTTGGCGCAGGCGCTGGCAGGCGGCACCGCCGAGCAGCAGTCGGCGTTCGAAGCGACCGCCGAAGCGCTGCTCGCCAACCAGCAGACCGCCGAGAGCGTCGTCCGGGACGCCGCGGCGAACCTGCCTGTCGTCCTCGCCGCCGGCGCCAACGCCGCGGTCGCCGCGTTCGAGTCGCAGTTCAACATGGCCGCGCCCGCCGGGGCGTCGATGGAAGCACTCAAGGCGAGGATCGTACGCGGCTTCCAGGAGACCGCGGCGTCGGTTCGGGTCGAAGCGAACGAAACGCTCGGCGAGGCAGTTAGGGCCGCGGGCGAGAAGCTCGGCGAGTCGGAGGCCGCGATACGCGAAGCCACCGGCCGGCTCGGGACGGCCGCCGGGGGCGCTCTGACCGCCGGCATCTCCGAGGCGATCCTCGAAGGCATCCCCGGCGTCCTCGCAGCTCTGGGCGACCTGTCCAGCTTGAGCGTCAAGAAGGTCAACTCCGACCTCGCGATCCGCTCGCCGTCCCACAAGTTCTTCGACATCGGCCGGCAGGTTCCCGCCGGTTTCGCTGGCGGCATTCTCGCTGGGATACCAGAAGCGACCAGGGCTCTGGGGGCGATGAGCGCGGTCCCGTCGTTCAACACGCCCGCGGGCACGAGCGGCCTGCCGGACGGCCTGACGTCCGCGCTCCGCCAGCTCGCCGCCGGCACGGGCACCGGGTCGCTTGTCGCCGGCGACTTGAAGATGACCGTCGTGTCGGGCGACCCGCTCACCGCGGGACGCGACGTGGTCCGCCAGTTGCGGTCCCAGCAGTCTAGGTTCGGCGGTCGATGAGCTGCCCTCCGATCGGGCCGTGGGCGGACGCCCTCGTTCCAGACACGAGCTACGGGACGCTGTCGATCGACGGGGTCGGCCTGTTCACGCCGGCGTGGACGGTCACGTCGCTGGCCAGCCTGTACGACGACCCGGACGTGCGCGGCGGCGACCGTCTCATCCCCGGTCGGACGGGAGTCCTCCCATATCGGCGGCGGGCGACCGCGACCCGCCATTCGCTGCCGTTCCTCGTAGTCGGGCTCGTCGACGACAACGGCATCGTGCAGTCGGACCCGAACGCTCAGCTGGTCACGAACCTCCGCTACCTGAAGACCAACGTGACGCTGCCCACCAACACGGGGGACGGGACCCGAACCGCGGTCCTAACCATGCCCGACGGCACGGTCGTCACCGAGGACATACACGTAATTGGCTTGCACGGCGACACGCTGCCCGGCGCCATGTGGGCGGGCATGCTCGAGCTCAGCGACCCGACCGGCAACTTCCACGTGGGGGGCGCGCCGTGAACAAGCTCTACTCCTCCGGACGCGAGAAGTGGCTTCGGGGCGAGGTGTCGTGGAACGCCGACACGATCAGGGTCGTGGCTGTCGACTCGGGCTACGTCCAGTCGGACGCCCACGATTTCCTGAACGACGTGGCCGCCGGCGCCCGCGTCGCGACGTCTTCGCCGCTGGCCGCCAAGACCACCGCCGGCGGGGTCGCCGACGGCGACGACGTCCTCTACCCGTCCGTGGCCGCCGGGTCGACCATCACGGGCCTGGTCGTCTACAAGGACACAGGCGTCGAGACGACATCGGTGCTGTTGGCGTGGATAGACACTAAAGCCGACGGCACGCCGATCAGCGTGCCCACGGACGGCAACGACATCGTGGTCCGCTGGCGGGACGACGCCACCCGGATCCTGCGGCTCTAGCCGATGGCTCTCGTCGCCGCCGACTCGTCCGGGAACGGCCACCACCTCGCCTACAGCAGCGACGACCCCACGCTGATCGAGCAGTGCATCGAGAGCGACTTCGACGCCGGTGGCATCCGAGGTCCGGGTCTAGCCATGCAAGTCCGCACAGCCGGGCACAACGTAGCCGACCCTGCCGCGTCAGACTGGGCGCATCACGACACGTTCACCATCCGCGTCGTCTTCCGTGCCCGCAGCAGCAACCGAGCGGGCCCGCTCGGCGGCTTGTGGGGCGCCGACCCGGCCAGCAGATGGTACTTCGCTCCAGCGTCGGCTGGGTCCGCCCAGCTCAACTTTCACCATCCGAGCATAGACGGCGGCTTCCTGTTCTGCGGCTCGGTGCCGATCAACTCGTGGAACCTCGTCACCGTCGGCGTATCGCCAACCGCCAGCTTCGGCAAGCTCAACGCGGGCAGCACCGTCGGCAAGGCGCCCACGGGCAGCGTCATCTCGTGGGCTGGCGACGAACGCCTACGCGTCTCGGCAAACCCGACGTCGACGTTCTTGGAGAGGATCGACGAGGTCGTCTTCGAAGCAGGCCACTTCCCAACGACAGCCGAACACGAGGCCCTCTGGGCGGCGATCGTCGCAGGCAGCGGCTGGAACGACGCGGTGCTCGCCCTGTCCCCGACCGGCTGGTGGAAGCTCGACGAAGGCTGCCGTGGCGGCTGGTCGATCGGCTCCATCCAGATCTGATCTTTCCTCGGTAGGCTGACACACATGCCAGCGTTGATCGCTAACGTGGCCAAGGGCCGCATCGCCTACTACGCCTCCCTGCCGGCGGCGAACGACAACCTGATCTGGGTCGTCTTCAAAGCGGCCGGCCTCGAATCGGACGCCGT